TATAATAATTCAGCCAAAGCAATAAAAGGACAATATGTTGTTGCTGCTTCATGGGCATCTGGAGGAAATTTAAATACTGCTAGAGGTAGACTAGCTTTATCTTCAGCAGGAACACAAACAGCAGGTTTATGTATTGGAGGCTTTGTTCCAGATACTAAAACAGGTAACACAGAAGAATACAATGGTTCATCTTGGACAGAATCAGGAGATTTGAACACTCAAAGATATTGGTTAGGTGCTTGTGGAACTCAAACAGCAGGATTAGGTTTTGGTGGATATACACTTCCAGGTCAAACTGTTAATACAGAAGAATATAATGGTTCATCCTGGACAGAATCAGGAAATTTAGCTTCAGTAAGATATGGACACGATGGTTGTGGTACTCAAACTGCTGCCGTTTCAATGGGAGCTGGTACTTATAGTGTTCCAGAAGGTTTTGCCAGAAGTGGCGTTGTAGAAGAATATGATGGATCTAGTTGGACAGCTGGAAATCCTATAGCACCTGCTTTAACACCTTCCCCACAAAGTGGAGGAGGAAGTTGGGCATGTGTTGGAACTCAAACAGCTGGTTTAACTATTGGTGGAGCTACACCAGGTGTAGCTGCTATGACTCAATGTCTTGAATATGATGGAACTAATTTTGCAAATGGAGGAGCACTTCCATCTGGAATTTTAAATGGTCAAGGCGGAGGAATACAAACATCTGCTTTTATCTGTGGGGGACAAAATCCTGCAGTAGGATCATATTTTCCAGCTACTCATCTTTACGATGGTTCATCTTGGTCAACTAGTCCAGCTACTTTAGCAACTGGTACCCAAAACGGAAGTGGTGCAGGAACTACAACGGCAGGAATAACATTTGGTGGTTTTAAACCAGGCTCTCCTGCTTATGTAAATGAAACACAAGAATTTACTGGAGAGGTTATAAACACAAACACATTTGATGTATCATGACGGAATATAGAAATATTAAAGGAAAAAGAGTTAAGTTTGCTACTTCTGATTTATCTAATGCAGATGCAGAAGGACAAATATTTTGGAGCGATTCATCAGCTGAATTTAAAGTAGGTGTAGCTACTGCTGCTTGGTCATCTAGTGCTCCTATTCTTACTGCAAGATATAATCAAGCATCTGGATCAACACCTATTACAGCAGGCGTAACTTTTGGAGGTTTTGTTACTCCAGGTCCTGGTCCTAATCACGCAGATACAAATTTAACAGAAGAATATGATGGCACTGGATGGGCTAGCGGTGGAAATATGAACACTGCAAGATCACAATTTAATGGATTTGGTACTCAAACAACGGCTGTAGGTGCTGGTGGATATATTAATGGAAGTGGTGATACTGCAGTTGTTGAAGAATATAATGGTTCTAGTTGGACTGAAGTCACTAATATACCTGCTGCTAGAAGAGGTCAAGCTGGTTTTGGAACTTTAACTGCTGGAGTTATTGTAGCAGGTGTTCCAAATTCAAATGTAACATTAGAATATGATGGAACTAATTGGACAGCTGGTAATAATATAGGAACTGGAATGGATAGGACTGGAGGTGCTGGAGCTGGAACTTTAACTGCTGGTATAGTAGCTTCTGGAGATACTACAGAATCTTTTACATACGATGGAACTAATTGGACAGATGTTGGCACAACAAACGTGCCACATGATGGAGGTCACGATACAGGATTACAAACTGCTGCTGTTATTACATCAGGTTTTCCAGCTCCTCAATCACCAGCTACTACTACTGCAACAGAATTATATGATGGAACCTCTTTTACAACTTCAGCGACTGTAGCAACAGGACGTTATGGTGCATCTAGAGGTGGGGCATCTGGTAAAACGGCATTTATAGCTGGAGGAGATATAAACCCAGGGACTCAATCAATAACAGAAGAATTTAATATAACATCTATGACCGTTACAGCAGGAGCATGGGCTAGTGGTGGAAACATGGCCAATGCAAGAAGAAATCATGGTGGAGCGGGAATACAAACTGCTGCATTAGCTTTTGGAGGTTTTGCAGGTAGTCCACCAACTAATTTAGCTCACTCAGAGGAATACGATGGTAGTTCTTGGTCAGAAGGAAGTAATATAAATACAGCAAGAAGAGGACCAGAAGGATTTGGAACTCAAACTGCTGGTGTAGCAAACGGAGGTTTTCCACCTCCAGGAAGTGTAACAGAAGAATATGATGGATCTAGTTGGACATCTGTAAATGCTTCAAATACAGCGAGATTAAATATGTTTGGAACAGCAGGAACATTAACTGCTGGTTTAATTTTTTCTGGCAGTGCATCAGTTAATACTGAATCATACGATGGAACTAATTGGACTGAAGTTGCAAATTTAAGTACAGCAGTAGGTAATTCAAGTGGAACAGGTACACAAACTGCCGCACTTTGTAGCGGAGGAGATGCATCAGGAACATTACAAACAGCAACAGAAGAATGGGATGGTTCTGCATGGACTTCTGGTGGAGCTTTAAATACAGCAGTTCAACAACATGGTACTTTTGGACCTTCATCAAACGCATTTTCTTGTGGAGGAAATCAGCCAACAGTAACAGGACAAGTAGAAAATTATAATGGAACTTCTTGGGCTACTGGTATAAGCATGACCACTGCAAGAGATAGCCATGCGTGTGTTGGAGCAACTTCGCCCGCTGTAGCAGGTTTAGTTGGTGGCGGATTTCCCGGTTCAACGCCTGCTGGTGTTAATACTACTGAAGAATTTACAGGAGAAACAACAGCGTTAAATTTAAAGACTATAACAGATAGTTGATTTATGATATTATTAATATATAAAGTAAAAAAGGAGGTTTAATATGGCACTATTTATGTATGGAACTGCTACTAACACTGGAAAAGGATTTTTTACTCATCAAGATAGATTAAAATTCTTTTTAAGAAATTACAATGGTCATGATGGTTCAAAACATGTCGATGTTTGGGTTATTGGTAATAATGAAAATGGAGCATTATGGTTGGCTGAAAAAAATGGAGTTGAAAAAACTAAAACAGAAGCACAGAATTTAGTTAATGCATCAACTACTTTAGCACAAAATGCTTACGATTCTATGTCTGCAGAAGAAAAAGCTTTGCATGGACCAAGACCGACAGCTATTACACTTCCTTAAAGGAATTAAATGTCTACATATCAGGAAATAAAAGGATTAAAAATTAAGTATCTTAGTTCTGATACTTCAGGAGATAGATTAATAGAAGGTGAAATTTTTTATAATTCTACTGATTTTAAAATTAAATCTCACGTATCTACTGTTGCATGGCATGCTTCTGGTCCTTTACTTACTGCAAGAGGTCTTGCAGGTAGTGGAGGAACTCAAACAGCTGGTTTTGTTGCAGGTGGATTTGGTACAGCAGAAACAGCTATAACAGAAGAGTATGACGGATCAGGTTATGCTAATGGTGGAAGTATAAATACTGCTAGATATCAGATGGGAGGACTAGGTACACAAACTGCAGGTTTAATTATGGGTGGATTTGATCCCCCAAGTGTTGCAATTGCAGAAGAGTATGATGGTTCATCCTGGACAGAGTCTGGGGATTTAAATATAGCAAGAAGAGCATCACACGGAACAGCAGGAACTCAAACAGCTGGATTAGTTTATGGAGGTTACAGAGATATTACACCAACTCCTAATGGAGCAATGAACAGTACTGAATCTTATAATGGAACTTCGTGGACAAACGAACCAGCTTTGAATACTGCAGTTTGGGGCAATGCTGGAGATGGAGTACAAACAGCTGCTTTATCTGCGGGCGGACCTCCTGCACAAACAGAAATTTATGATGGTTCTTCTTGGACAACTGCTCCAAATTTAAACACAGCAAGATTATATCCTGGAGCAGCAGGTACAACAACTTCAATGGCAATTTTTTCAGGGACTACAGATGGTGGTGATGGTGGTCTTTCAAATGCAACAGAATTATTTAATGGCACGAGTTGGACAGAAACTGCAAACTTAGCAACTCCAAGTAGGCATCCAGGTATGGCAGGAATAACAACCGCAGCTGTTCGTATGGGCGGCTATGGTCCAGCGGCGAAAGGAAATACAGAAGAACTTAGTATAAGTATGACAGCGACAACTGCTGGTGCTTGGACAAATGGACCTAACATGGCAACTGCAAGACAACTTATAGGTGGTTCTGGAACTGGTCCTACAGATGCTTTGGCTTTTGGTGGAGATACAGGACCTGCTAGAGTTACCACTACAGAAGAATATAATGGATCATCTTGGAGTAGTGGTGGAAGTATGGCCACAGGAAGATCTGCATTAGGATCTGCAAGATTAGCACCACAAACAGCTGCACTTGGTTTTGCTGGATATCCGGATACAAATAAGACAGAAGAATATAATGGATCATCTTGGAGTGAAGGTGGAGATTATCCTTCATCTACTTCTGGTTTTCAAGGTGGTGGTGGAACTCAAACAGCTGCTTTAGGTGGTGGAAATAATAGTACAAGTGTTTTTGAATACGATGGATCTAACTGGACTTCAGGAGGAAATTATCCTTTAGGAGCATATTATGTTTCTATTACAGGATCACAAACAGCTGCTATAGCTGCTGGAGGTGGAAGTGGAGGATCGTATGTAGCAAACGCAGCTGAATATAACGGATCATCTTGGACGGCTACTGCAAACTATCCATTTTCTGTTGGAAGAATGCCTGGTGCAGGACCACAAACAGCAGCTGTTTTTGCTGGTGGTTATACAAACACTGGACCAACTGATATTTTTTATAGTACATGTAATAGGTATGATGGCACAAGTTTTTCTAGTATAACAGCATTAAACACTGCTACATCATCAGGCGCAGCATCAGGATCAGTATCAGCAGGTTTAACTTTTGGAGGAGGTTATGGTCCCGGTTTTAATGAATCTAATAAAACACAAATTTATACTGACGAAACAACTGCAGCAAGAGCAGTTAAAACAATTGACTTTGATTAATTAATAGTTATATTAGAAAGTAAATGAAAGGACTACTATGACTGATAAAAGAAATATAAAAGCATTAATAGAAAAAGAAGCACCAAATCTTAATAATCTTCTAGAGCCAGAAGAAGTTAAATTATTTAAAGGCTTAACTGAAGAACTTAGAGATACTTGGACTAAAAAACAAATGTTTAGAACGGAAACTGAAATGCAATTTTCTGTCTTAAACGATGCAAAGTATCCAACAAAAGCCGCTAAATATTGGCAATGTGTTAGAGAGCAAAATGTGTTTTTAGAAAATTTAATGTCTTTATCTTTTGAGTATAGAAGAGCAGAAGTCAAACAAAAAAGGCTAGAACAAAGATTAGAAAAAGAAGAAGATCCTTTAAAAAAAGAATTACTACAAATTGATATAGATGAAAAAATATATAGTAAAGCAAACATGCAATTAGTTGCAAGAGATAGAATGAGGGAAATTAAATTGTGGTCTAACTTTAAAAAGAAATTTGATGATGGTTCTTTTGATACTAAAGATGTTAATACGCACCAATTAAATTCTTACCATTTAACAATGAAAAATAAGGCAGAAACATTAACATCTGGTTCAAGTCAACCAGAAGTATTTAATGTATTAGGTCAACTACAATCTATTGAAAGAATAAAGAAAGAACTTGGTCAATTAGAACATGATAAGAAAGATAAACTTACACACGAACTTGGAGCAAAATCAGAATAAAAAACTTTTCTTTTTAGTTGCAATGCCAAGGTCCGGTAATACTTTGTTTGCGTCTATTATGAATCAAAATCCTGAGATAGCAGCAACACCAAATTCTATTACATTAGAAATAATAAAAGACCTACATTTGTTAAAAGAAACAGATGTTTTTAAAAATTATCCAGATTATAGATCTTTAGATAATGTATTAGATTCTGTTTTTGTAAATTACTACAGAGAATGGCCACAAAAATATATTATAGATCGTGGACCCGTAATGACTACAGGTAATTTTGCTTTAATAAAAAAACATTTTAAAAAACCATTTAAATGTGTTGTTATCCTTAGAGATTTGATGGATGTATTAGCAAGTTATATGAAATGGTATACAAAAAATTCTGACGCATTTCCTAATAAACATAATTTTAAAAATGATGATGAAAAATTATCTATGCTTATGAATAGCGATGGTGCTATTGCTAAAGATTTAGAAGCAATTAAAAATGCTTTTAACTATCCCGAAATATGTCATTTTGTAAAATATGATAATTTAGTAAATAATCCTGAAGAAGAAATAAATAAAATATATGCTTTTTTTAATATACCTTATTTTAAACATAGTTTTTTTAATTTAAATCAAGTCATGGTTAATGGTATGGAATATAATGATAGTATTGTTGGTAAAAATATGCATACTATAAAAACAAATGAAATTAAGAAAGAGTATAATCCTTACATTGAAAAAATTCCAAAAAGAATAAAAGATAAATATGGACACATTAAATTTTAGGTTTGTATTTTTAGGTCAATCAGTTTTAAAATATGAAGTTCCGTTAGATGTATATAATATTATAAACCATATATACGAAACAAAAAAACATGAACTACCTCCAGCTAATAAACAACTAGTTGGTAAAATAGTTAATGAACATAGTTTATTTTATAATGGAAATGATACATCAAAAATTAATCGTCATAGTTATTTGCCTCAAAACGTTTTTCAATGGTTTCAAAAAACAATGCATCATTATTTAGATTGGAATAAAATAAAAGGATATAAAACTCATTTAAATTCTATATGGATTAATGAAATGAAAGCTAATGAATACAATCCAGTCCACATTCATCAAGGATCTTTGTATACAGGTTTGTCATCTGTTATGGTTTTAAAATTACCAAAAAATACTGGTATTGAATATTCAGCAGAGCAAAAACCCATGAACGGACAATTACAAATAATGGGAAATTCATCAGGTCAATTTGCAAATGCTGATTATGGTCCTGAATTAAAAGAAAGAAATTTTTATGTTTTTCCATATGATGTAAGGCATTGCGTATATCCATTTAACAGTAGTACAGATATAAGGCGTACACTTTCATGTAACATGGACGTAGAATATAACCCAATTTTAAATAGGAGTGCTTAATGATAATAACGGAACCAAAATGGAAAAGTTGGATAGTTGAAACAACTAAACCTTTATTTAACCCAGATCAATGTCGAATGATTATTGATTGTGGTAGAAGACAAGAACCACAAAAGGCACAAGTAGGCATGGGTAAACCTGGTGGAGGATTAGATACAGATAAAAGAGTTACTACTATTAGTTGGATTCCTTTTAAAGAAATGCCAGAAATGTACGACCAAATAAATAATTTTATTCAAAAAGCAAACCTAAATCATTTTGGATTTGAAGATGTTAGAATAACAGAAATGGCACAGTTCACAGAATATCCAGAAGGTGGTTTTTATGATTGGCATATGGATACTGATGTAAACATGACACACGAACCACCTGTAAGAAAAATATCTATGACATTATTATTAAATCATCCATCAGAATTTGAGGGAGGTGATTTAGAATTAATGTCTCGAGGGAAATTTAAAAAACTTGAACAAGGTCATGCAATGATTTTTGCATCTTTTTTAAATCATAGAGTAGCGCCTGTGACAAGGGGTGTTAGACAATCTCTTGTTATGTGGTTTGGAGGTACACCTTTTAAATGATAATAGAAAAGTTTTTTCCAACAATTGTTTACGGTAAAGATGTACAATTAGATAATAATCAATTAGCAAGAGATATTATTAATTGGTCTAATCAAGATAAAGGCGTATCTAAAACAAATTATAAAGGTTGGCATTCAACAACAGACATGGCTATTAAACCAGAGTATTCACAACTAGTATCTGAATTAAATATAATGCAAAAAGAAATATATGATAATGAACATATAGATAGACATGCAAAGTTAGGTAATATGTGGGCTAATATAAACCCACCGGGTAGTATGAATATGCCTCATTTACATCCTAATGCGTTATTTTCTGGAGCATACTATATTAAAACTCCACTTAATTCTGGTAGATTAAAAGTAATAGATCCAAGACCAGGTGTACAGACAATGATGCCGGTTAGAAAATCGGGAAATCCTGGTAAAGATTTTTGGAGAGAAATACATATAGAAGCAGTGTCAGGTAGGATTATTATGTTTCCTGCATGGTTATGGCATTCAGTAGAAGAAAATAAATCAAATGATATACGAATATCAGTAAGTTTTAATTTTATACAAGATGGCTTTTAATAAATATCAAGTAATAAGAAATGCAGTTAACTATGAATTAGCTAATTTTATATTTAATTATTTCCTTCTTAAACGTGACGCAGTTGCTTGGATGTATCAAAATAATATAACTTATGATACTGGATTACTAGGCACCTGGACGGATAAACAAATTCCCAACACATACTCTCATTATGCTGATCCTGTAATGGAGACTTTGTTAATGAAAGTATTACCAAAAATGCAACAAGAAACAGGACTAGAATTAATACCAACTTATTCATATGCAAGATTATATAAAAAAGGAGATGAATTAAAAAGACATAAAGATAGACCTAGTTGTGAAATATCAACTACTATTCATTTAGGCGGTGATCTTTGGCCTATATTTATCGATGGTACGGGGGCTGACAACGTCATAGATGAGTATAAGAACATACATAAACCCAATGCACCCAAAGGTACTAAAGTCTTGCTTGAAGTAGGCGATATGTTAGTATATAGTGGATGTGAATTAGAGCATTGGAGAGAACCTTTAGAAGGTAATACTTGCGCTCAAGTATTTCTTCATTATAACCATGTAAATGGTCCTTTTGCTGAAAAAAATAGGTTTGACAAAAGGCCAATGTTAGGTATTCCACCAATAAGGAATATATAATATAATGGTTATGTATGTTACAAAAATTAAGATTTCAACCAGGTTTTAATAAACAAGTTACAGCAACTGGTGGCGAAGGCCAATGGGTTAGCGGTGACTATGTTCGTTTTAGATATGGTTCACCTGAAAAAATAGGTGGTTGGGCACAATTAGGGGATGTAACTTTAACTGGTAGAACCGTAGCCATGCACCAATTTGTTAATTCAGATGGTATTAAATATTCAGCATTAGGTACAAACAGAATTTTATATGTATATTCAGGAGGAGCTTTTTATGACATTACTCCTATTAAAGCTACAACAACATTAACAAGTGCTTTTACTACGACAAATGGTGATGCAACTGTTACGTTAACATTTTCATCTGCTCATAATATTAAAAAATACGACATTATTTATTTAGATAATTTTTCTACAATTACTAATTCTAATTTTTCTGATGATGATTTTGATGATAAAACTTTTATGGTAACATCAATTCCAACTTCTACAACACTTACTATTGAAATGGGATCAAATGAATCAGGATCAGGAGCAAGTACTTCCGGCGGTATAAGAGTACAACACTATTATTCAGTGGGACCTTCAGTTGAAGCGTCAGCCGCTGGTTGGGGACTAGGACTTTGGGGTGGTACTGTAGCTGGAGAAGTTTTTGATACTTTAGATGGAGCATTAACTTCAGGATCATCAAGCATTGTTGTTGATGATTCTTCAGGTTTCCCTGCTTCAGGAACAGTTTTAATAAATGATGAAAAAATTGCTTATACAACAAATACTACAGGAACAGGAACTTTATCAGGATTAACAAGAGGATCAGATAACACTACAGCTGCTTCACACAGTGATGGAGCAACAGTAACTGATGCTTCTGAATATACTAAGTGGGGTGCATCGCAAACAGGTGATATTATCACGGCTCCTGGACTTTGGACCTTGGATAATTATGGAAATAAATTAATTGCAACTATAACAGATGGTGCAACTTTTCAATGGGATTCAAACGCAACGAATGCTACTTCTACAAGAGCAACCATTCTTGCTAATTGTCCTACTGCATCAACACAAACATTAGTATCTACTCCTGATAGACACTTAGTTTGTTTTGGAACAGAAACTACAATTGGTACAACTAGCACACAAGACGATATGTATATTAGATGGTCAGATCAAGAATCAATTGATGCAACAACTTCTTGGACTCCTTCCGCAATCAATACTGCTGGTACACAAAGACTGGCCGATGGAACACGGATCGTTGCAGCTTTAAGAGGTCGAGACGCTATTTATGTTTGGACTGATACATCTTTATTTATTATGAGATTTGTTGGTGCTCCTTTTACATTTTCATTTCAACAAGTTGGAACTAACTGTGGATTGATTGGAAAGAATGCAGCCGTTGAAGTTGATGGTTCTGCTTATTGGATGTCAGAAAATGGTTTTTTTAGATATACTGGTAAACTAGAATCTTTAGCATGTTTAGTTGAAGATTATGTTTATGATGATATTAACACAGTTCCTAAAAATCATGTTTATGCAGGGTTAAATAATTTGTTTGGAGAAGTTACATGGTTTTATCCTGGTAGTGGTGCTTCCTCTAATAATAGATCAGTTACTTATAACTTTATGGATTCAACACCGGAGCGACCAGTATGGACTACAAGTTCATTGGCTCGTTCTACTTGGGCAGATTCATCTATATTTGGTAAACCACATGGAACAGAGTATGATTCAAGTGCTACAAGTGATGCAACCGTTGGTAATACTGATGGTGTTACAACATATTTTGAACATGAAACAGGACAAGATCAAATTAAAGGTGGAACAAGAAGTGCTATTACAGCAAACATTCAATCAGGAGATTTTGATATATCTGTAGGTCAAGGTGGTGGAGCAGACTTAAGAGGTGATGGTGATTATATGATGAAAATTAGAAGAGTGCTTCCAGACTTTTTAACTCAAACTGGTAATGCAAGAATTACATTAAACTTAAAAAATTATCCAACAGACTCGCAAACAAGTTCTTCACTTGGACCTTTTACAACAACGACTACTACAAATAAAATAGACACACGTGCAAGAGCAAGAGCGATAGCTTTAAAGATAGATAACACAGGACAAAAACAACATTGGAAACTAGGTACGTTTAGACTAGATATACAAGCGGATGGGAGAAGATAATGCCTGTTAAGATAGTTAATAAAGAACCAGTAGAATATTATTCAAATTTAGAAGGATCACTAGATTCGTCTTTACCATTAAATCAACAATTTTTAAAAGACTGGAATGTAAATCAAAATATTACACCAGTAAATTTGAATCAACCACGTAGTCATGCAGAAACATTTTTAGACTTATACAAAAATTCCCCTACTACAAGAGATTATAATATTAATGTTAATGCTGATTTAGCTAATAGAATTTCAGGAGGAATACGAAGTGTGCCTGTTATAGGTGGTGCCTTATCAACAATGGCAGATGTTGCAATGCCCGCAGCTGCTTTTATTGGAAGTCCTTTTTACGATACAATACAAGGAGCTTATAGAGGAATTACAGATCCTGATAAAAGTGTTTGGCAAGCTATTAAAGATGAAAATATAGGATCAACAATGTGGGAAAGAATGTTAGGGGCGTCTGCACCATTGTCAAAACGTTTATCAAATTGGAAAGATGATTTTAGTACATATGGTAAGGCTTTTGCAGGTGATTATATACAGAATTCTAAAATTCAACAATTCAAACAACAACAAATAATGAATCGAAGAAAACAACAAATGCAAAAAACGATTCGACAAGCAGAAGCAGCAGAAGCAGCTAAAAAGAAAATTACTACAGGGGGGTCACCAAGTATAACTCAAACAAGAAAACATAAAACACCAGGTGGTGGCGGTTATGGACCACATAAAAAAACTAAAAAAACTAAAAAATGGACTGCACCTCAACAAACAGGCGGCGGTGGAAATATACACGCCGGTGGCCAAAAAAGTAGTAAAACTTCAGCCCCGCAAAGAGATTATAGTAGGCATAGTGCATATGGTTTAAAACAGGGTGGACTTGTAAACTTTTACAAATACGGAGGCTTTGTTTAATGGGCATAGAAATTAAAGGAAAAAGTCGTAGACTATTAACTCCAGAAGAGGTTTTACAAAAGTTAAAAGATACTGATCCAGATAAAGAACTTAGAAAAAAAGGTAAATTACCACCTTTAAAAATATATAACAAAAATAATAAAAAAAATGGCTAGAATTGTACAATCATTAACTCAACCTTTAGAAAAATACGATCAACAAATACAACAGTCATTTGTTAGAGATGTTGATAGTATAGTACAAAAATTAAACACATCATATCAACAAGAATTAAAAGAAGAGGCGGAAGCGGAAGCTTTCTTTTTTGGATAATGGCTAATACATTTGTAAATAAAAAAAAGGATTTAACTAGTAACAGTGCTACTACATTATACACTGTGCCTAGTGCGACAACTGCTGTTATAAAATCAATACTCGTATCTGAAGACTCAGGTAATGCTGATACTATAACAGTAACTGTAACTGATACAGATGAGGCTGTATTTAGTCTTTTTAAGACTAAATCTATATCAGCTAATGGAACAACCGAATTACTGTCTGCACCTTTAGTGGCTCAGGAAAGTGAGATTATTAAAGTAACTGCAGCAACCGCAAATAGACTACATGTGGTCTTATCTGCGCTCGAAATTAAACCTAGAGAAGTTACATCATAGGCTTGATTTACGTACAAAAAACAAGTATTATTATAAACCCAGGTGAAATTCCTGCCTTTTAAAATTAACATATAAAAAATTATGGCTATAGATTATAACGCAGGAATAACATCGATTGACTCAGGTGCACCAGATATAAAATATACAGGTGACGAAGGACCAAAATCTCCACAAGAAGAAATGCAAATTGCAGGTAGAGAATACAATCGTGTTTTAGAAATTCTTGAAAAAGTTAGAGAAAATATACCTCTATCGGAAGAAGAAAAAGAGGAGTTGCAAGGTTTAATAAAAACTCTTACAGCGAAAGGAGTTCCTGTTGAACAACTAATGGGCAAAGAGCAAAATAGAGAAGGCATTATGCAAATGGCTTCTGATGACACTAACGAAAGAGCGTTAGAGCAAATATTTGAACAACTTCTAGAAGAAGGTTTTTCTCCAGAAGAAGCTGCTATCAAAGCTAGAGAAATGTTTGATCAAAGAGCCATGGCTACTGGTGGGAGAGTTGGATATGCTGGTGGACAATTAGTTAAACCAGGACCAGGGAGACCTGGTTATCGTGGTGGTGCGGCTTATGATAGAGATGAGAAAGGTAGATCAACAGCATCAAAATCTGAAAGAGGAGAAGGGCCCACTCATAGTCAAAGAGACACTGTTAAAGATGAAAGCAGAAGGCAACAAAGACAAACAACTTTGCCTTCATATGCAGATGAAATGGATGTTAAAGAACAATACAGACTTGGTAATGAAATTAAAGTTGGTAGTGTTATAGATCCTGTTGATCGTTCAAAAGTTGCTGAAGGTTCTGACTGGGCTGAAAGAAAAAATGCAATAGAAGAGTTTGCAGCTACAAGACCAGAGGTAACAGGTCCATGGTGGGCTCAAGGTCTTCAAGGTTTTTCAGATTGGACAACTGAAAGAAATAGAAGATGGTTTGCTGACAATGTTTTAAGAGCAGGAAAATTAGGTTATGGTTATGGAGATATAGACGAAGATTTTGATTTAGAAGCAGCTTATCAAAAATACATGGCAGATAGAATGGCTGGTAAAATAGATGCAATGGGTAACCCTAATCCTGGATATGGAAGAGATGATGACCGAGCTAGTATGACACAAGTAGGAACTGATCCAACACCAGATCCAACACCAGATCCAGATCCAGATCCAACAATTCCTATTGATCCAGTTACAGGATTAAATTTAACAAATCAATATCATATACCAGGTGCATCAAATTTTTATTCTAACTTACCTGCATCAATGTTTGATCCAGCAACTGATATGTTAACATTAGCAGATGGTGGTAGAGCAAGATACGCTGGCGGTGGAATAGCAGATTTAAGACAAGGATACTTCTTAGGTAAACTTGTTAAAGGAATTACAAAACCTTTTAAAGGTTTAACTAAAGGTGTTAAAAAATTTATGAAAAGCCCAGCAGGGAAAGTAGCTATGCTGGCAGCATTAGGTTATGGAACAGGTATGTTTGGTAGTCAAACTGGAGGAAATTTTTTAAGTAAAATGATAGGAACAGGATCACTTCCCCCTAGCAAAGGATTAGGTACTGATACAGGCTGGCTAGGAAAAGCATTATTAAAACCAGATGCTACTAGTTGGTCTCTTGGAAATATAAGTCCTTGGAAAGCTATTAGTGCTGCTTCAACAATCGGTGGTTTGTACACGGCTATGGCTGGAGATAAAGAAGAAATGCCCGAGTGGTTAAAAAGATGGTACGCAGAGAAAGCAGCAGCTGATGCAGAGTTTGCACCTATAGGAAACCCAGAAAATTGGGAATCAATTAGATTTGCTGATGGCGGAAGAATTGGATATGCTGGTGGTGGTTATAATGATGATGAGGAAGAAGACCATAGATCAGCTGCATTGTCAGCTATGTATGGAATGAGAAGAAGGGCTCAAGAAGGTGGGCTCATGGACCTTGGTGGTATGGAAAAAGATTATAGAAACGAAGGTGGCTTTGTACCAATAGGTGGTGAAGAAAGAGCCGATGATGTTCCTGCAAGACTAAGTAAAAACGAATTTGTATTTACAGCCGATGCTGTAAGAAATGCCGGAGGTGGAGACATCGACAAAGGCGCAGAAATTATGGAAAATGTTATGGAAAATTTAGAAAATGGTGGTAATATATCTGAAGAATCTCAAGGATTAGAAGGAGCAAGAAATATGTTTGCTACTGCACAAAGATTAGAAGGAGTAATGTAATGGCTGTAACCGAATCACGAGCACTGTATAACCCAAAAGTAGAAGCTTTAGCTGAACAGTACGCTTCGGCTATGGGTCAAAGAGCCGCAAAACCATTTACGGCTGCAGATATTACAGCAATGGCTCCACAAGTTGCGCCGCAAACAAAGTTGCAACAACAAGCAACGCAAGAAGCTGGAACAGGTATAGGTGCTTATCAACCCTATGTTATGTCAGCTGCGTCAGGTTTAGGTGCTGCAGGTACACAATTAACAGGAGCACAAGCAGGTTTAGGTGCTATTGGAACTCAATATGCTGATCCAACAGTACAAGGAATACAAGGAGCACAACAAACATTAGGAACAGCAGGAACAGATTTAACAGGAGCACAAACTGCAATGGCTGGAGTTTCTCCATACATTACAGAAGCTGCAGGGCTAACTGGAACTGGAGCAGGAACGGGAGCAGGATCAATTGCTTCTTATATGTCTCCTTACCAACAACAAGTCATAGATACATCATTAGCAGAATTCGATAAGCAAGCAGCTATGAGACAACAACAAATTTCAGATCAAGCTGTAGCACTTGGTGGTTTTGGCGGCGGTCGTGAAGGTGTTATGCAAGCAGAATACCAAACAGGATCAGATAGAAATAGAGCAGCATTACAAGCACAATTATTACAACAAGGATTTGGTCAAGCACAAGCTGCAAGACAAGCTGACATGGCATCAAGATTGGGTATCGGTCAAGCACAATCTGGATATGCACAAGGTTTAGCGGGCATGGCTGGACAAAGAGCAGGACTAGCTGGTCAACAAGGAGCTTTGGCACAAGGATATTTACAACCAGGACAACTGATGGCTGGCGTTGCAGGTCAACAAGCAGGAATGGCTGGACAAAGAGCACAGCTTGCACAACAACAATTAGGTATAGCAGGAGCCGAACAAGGGTTCCGAGGAGCAGATGTTTCAAGACTGGGTCAAGTGGGCGCAATGGACCAAGCTTTTGCACAAGCAAACATAGATGCACAAAGAGAAAAAGCAAGAATGGGATTATACGAACCATACGAAAGACTTGGTTTCTTAGGATCTGGTTTATCTGGATTAATGCAAGGTATGGGACCACAATATCAATTTGCTACTCAACCAAACCCTAGTCCATTAGCAACAGCTCTTGGAATAGGAGCCACTGGTGCAGGAATATATAAAATGTTAGGACAAGGTGCAGCAGGATTTTCAGGAGCATCATAATGAATAGAATATTAAGAAGACCAATGTTTAGAACTGGTGGAAGCGCTGAAGGAATTACTTCAGGGTTATCAAGACAACCATTAAATAAGGGTGGTGGAGCCGATGTACAACTTATTTCATCACAACCTTGGTTTAAAAGTCAAGTAGCAAATTTAAGTAACACAGGTAACACAGGTAACACAGGTAACACAGGTAATAAATCTAAAATTTTTTCTGGTTCGGGAACTCCTGAATTTTTTATTGATTTAGGTTTAGATTTATTAACAAGACCAAAATCAGGAAATATATTTCAACAAGTTGGGGCTTCTGCAAAAGAACCTTTTGAAAAATGGAAAGCTAATAGAGCATTCCAAGAACAAAAACAATGGATGCAAGAAGACAGAGATTGGAAAAGAAAAGCACACATGGAAAAAATGACAATGGAAAAAGATAAAATGACACAAGCACAAAAAATAGCTCAACAAGAATTAGATCTAAAGAGAGGTGAGTTATCATATGAAAAAATTAGGGACGAAGCAGATCGTAAACTTCAAGAACAGATAGCAGAGATGGAAACTAAAGGTAAACAGCAATGGCTTGTAGAAGAAATTGAAAAACACTGGGACGCAAAAATAGCAGCAGCACCTCCTGGAGAACGTGAAAGACTTGAAGCATTAAAAGCAGAAGATAGATATAAAGCTTTACAAGGTTATGATGTTTCTGACAAAATGGCAATCTTAAGAAATACAAGAGCATTTGAAGAAGCTACTGAGCTTGCTAGAGCGGAACTTGGAGCTATAATAAATCCTGCCACAGGCAAACCTTGGAGCAGAAAAGATAAAGGTTATTCGGAAAGAATTATAGAAATAACTAACAGATATTTAAGACAACTTGCTGACTTTCTTGACGAAGATAAAACTTATGCTACTGGAGGAAGAGTAGGTTATCAAGGTGGTGGTATGTCGTTACCTAGTGCAGCACCAGTATCGATGCAAGCAGCAGAATCCACGGACCAAGGAACAACAAATGAAATTAATATTTCTTATGAACAATTAAGAGATAGACTACCTCCTGAAATTACTGATGATATAGTTTTATTACTTTCTCAAAGTTATGAAGCATTCGCTGACTTTGCAGAAATTCAGACTCAGGCGGATGTAAATGAATTCAATACAAAATATAACGTTCAATTATTCCTGCCGAAACAAGCGGAGGCCTAATGGGCGAAAAAGCTTATTCATATTATGATTCTTTGCCATCAAAGTTTGATGATAAAGACACCATCGATACAATTAAATTTCATTTAAGTCGAAACAACGAAAAAGAACCTAAGCATAAAGCAAAGAAAAAAGTTTTTAATCCTTTCTCTTTATTATTAGTTGATCCCACACTAGCTCCAACTATGTGGATGAAAAAAGCTAAATACAATAAAAAAATTAAAGAAGGTAAATTAGATCAAATAACTGATGACGAAAGATTACTTTTTGAAAGTAAAGTTGATACTAATAAAGGACCTTTTGAAAGATACAGTATTAAAAAATTAATACCTAGAGATAAAAGGGAAGAAGTTGACTATGTATCAGACATAGCAACAGGTGCAGTTATTGGTCCACCATTAGCTGTTAAATCATTAACAGAGTTATTAACTATAGGTGCAGACCATGCTTTTGATTCTAATTATACAGAAAAATTAGATGGTTTAACTAGAAAATTTTTAGAATACTCAGGTGAACCAGAAACTTTAGCAGGTGAAATTACTCAACTTGGTACTCAATTTGCAGTGCCAATGAAAATAACTGACAAAGTTATAAGAAATATACCAAACGCTATTAAGTGGTTTAAAAATAGAACTTTATTCATGAACAATGCTAAACTTGCAAATAGGCATAGATTTATTCAATCATCAGCAGGTCTTGCTCAAAGAATGGGAACTGGAGCTTTATCATTAGGAGCTACAGACTTTTTAATATCGGGTGGTGAAAGAAAATTAGATCCTATTTTTTATGAAAGAACTAAGGAAGAAGGGAAAACAGGTAAAGAGCTTGCGGCTGCTAGACTTTCAAATAAAATTAAATTTGGAAAAGAAGGAGCTATAATAGGATTAGGTTTTCCATTAATAGGAAAAGCACTTGGTCTTGGAGTTAGAGGTGTAGGTTATGGAGTCGGTGTAACTTATGATACACTTGGTAGAGTTGTTAATCCTTTAATTACACCAGTGCTAAAAGGTTTAGCAGCGGACCCTATATTTTTACCTTCAATTGCTAAAGCAATAAGAGGAAATGCAGATGTAATTTTTAATCAATTTGGAACTAGATTACTTTTAACTGGATGGGGTGGAAAATTTAGAACTAAACAATGGACTCAACAGCTTCCTCCTTATGAACAATGGAAAAGGTTTACTGTTGATAATGTAGACTCAGTAAAATCAGGTTTAAAAAAAATAGACAATGCTATTTCTTGGATTAGATCAGCGGGTAAAAATACAGCAGAAGCAGCTTTTATAAAAAGTTCTGCAAATAGAGAAATCAGGGCTTCAGGAAAAAGAATTCAAGAATTATTAAAAAGTATAGAAAATAAATCATATAGTTTAGCTAAAGGTTTTGAAAGCACATACAATTCTAATAAAACTTCTCCTTCTTTAATGAATAAATATTTAGATGAAGTATTAGAAGTGTTGGAAAACAAAAGAAAATTATCAAATTTACCAAAAATTTTACAGCCTACTGTTAAAGATTTAAAAGAACAGATTACTAAAATAAATAAAGTATTTAATAGATATGTCCCTGATGACGACAGCTTTGCTCATGCATTAAACTCTGGAACAAAAAGTTATATTAAAAAATCTTTTGCTTTTTTAAATAATCCTAATTATTCAATGCCATCTACCAATCCTATTTTTATTAAAGCCGCTAAGTTTGCAGAAAATCTTATTAAAAGCGATAAAAATTTAATTGATGAAGCAGTAATGGCAGCGGGAAAAGGAGTTAGTAAATCAAAAGCTATTAAAGACTATTCTAATTTAATGATGAGGCAAATTTTAGATTTAGGAAAAGTTGACAATAGAAATCCATTTGAAGTACTTAGAAAAGTTGGGGAAAGATTAAACCTAGATGGATTTTTAAAAGAAGGTGAAGAATTACCAGCAGCTATTAATAAATTATTAGGACAAGAAAGAAATTTAAGAAATAACGTTTTGTTTACTACAGCAAGTATGATGAGTGCTGTTGCTAATAAACAAGCATATGACACTCTTGCAAGAATAATGTTAAAACAAGGACAAGTATTTAGAACTGCCGCTGAAGCGCGAGCAGCAAAACAAACAATAGATGTAGTTCAAATAGGAAGAATTGATGGTATGTCTGGTTTAAGAACTGATTTAAGTAAATTATATACTGATGCTCAAACAGCTAAAGTATTAAAAAGTAATAGAGGACCTCTTGATATTTTAGCAGAAATTCCAGGATACGCTACTTTTCTTCAATTTAAAGCTGGAGTACAGTGGGGTAAAACAGTTGGTTCACCTGCTACTGGATCAAGAAACTTTGTAACTGCAGCAGACTTTGCTTTAATAAGAGGATTAATTGGGGGCAGATCTTCAGTAACTAATGCAGTTAAAATGCAGATAGACGACATATATAATTCAGGTAAATTATCTGGTTCAGCTGAACAAAGACTTTTGGATAGTATTGAAGAAGGAATTAAGTATGGTGCATTAGATGAAAACATAGTGGTAACTGAATTAAGACAATTGCTTGCTGCTACTCAAAAAGGAAAAACAATTAACTCGTTTGATGGTATGATTAAAGAGGCTGGTAATGCACGGATCGTGGAACTTATGGGTAAACTATACGCAGGTGGTGACCATGTATGGAAATGGTATGGTTATAATTGGTATAAATCTTTTTTAAAAGATTATGCAAGAAACGATATTAAAAGAATGCAAAATTGGTTTAGTAAAGTAGCCAATAGAGAATTAGATTTATTAAATACTGATGGTAGTAAAAAAACTTTAGATGAAATTATTAAAGAAGCTTCTGCATATTATGTAAGAAACACTATGCCTACTTATAGTAAAGTGCCTGATATAATTAAAGGAATAAGAAACCTTCCACTTGGAAATTTCGTAGCTTTTCCAGCAGAAACTCTAAGAACTTCATTTAATGTAATGAATATATCTACTAAAGAAATTTTGTCCGGAGATCCAATTTTAAGAGAAATGGGATATAGAGGTTTGTTTGGATTGTTTACTACGCAAAGTGCAAAAGCAATAGCTATTAAAAAACTATATGGATCTATAACAGGTTTAACAGAAGATATTATGGAAGAATATCAAGCAAATTTAGCTCCAGGATATCAAAGAAATTCACAGTTATTAGCTATTACTAAAGCTGTAGAAGGTAAATTTAAAATGGTAGATCTTTCTACTGTCCTTCCATATGATTATGTACGAAGACCTTGGGAAGCAATAAACAATCTTATTGAACAAAAAAAATTAAAGAATTTAGATACAAGTGATGTTATGTGGAAATTTTTTACAGACGAAGGAGGACCTATAAGAGAATTCTTTGATCCTTTTATCTCTACACCAATTGGATTAGAAGCTATCCAGGATTCAATTAGAGGATATACTAAAACAGGAAAGAAAATTTTTAGTGAATTAGATTCTGATGAAACTAAGAATGCTAAAAGATGGGAACATTTATATAAATCATTAGAACCAGGAGCTGTTACAACTCTAAGACAATTGTTTTCTGCGTACACAGGCACACCTTACAAAGGAAGAGTGTATGATGCACAGGATGTACTAATGGGTTTAGCAACTGGAATTAAACCATATGATGTAGACGTAAATAAGACTATAGATTTTTTAATTAGTGATTACACCAAAATTAGATCAAAAGCTTTTGATGCAAGTATTATGTATAGAAAAGAAACAAGTAATGAAAATAATGAAATTGAAAATGACTTTATTAGAATACAAAGAAATGCTTGGAGAGAGCAAAGAAGAATTTATCAAGCTTTTAAAACAGCTGAAAAATTTGATGTAGATTATTACAGTATTAAAAAAGAATTAAAAGCAAGAGGTATATCATTTAAAGATGTTAGAAAAATTTTAAATGGTGACTTTGATCCTCTTCCTTTTAGTGAAGACAGATTTAAAAATAAACTTAAAGAAGTAGAGGAAGATAATGACGAATTTAATAAAGGTAAAAAAAGACAAAGAATATTTAATAGAGATTCTTTTTATCCTAAATATGAGTTAAAAGATATTTTAAGAGATTTAAAATATCAAAGATTAGATGAACCTTTTTTCTATGATAAAATTAAAGCACCTACAATACCAGTTAATACTCAAACAAGTATGGTGATGCCTGATAAAACAACAGCATTAACAAAAAATATTGAAACACCACCATTACCATTAACATCTATGCCTAATAAAAAATTAGTGGCAAGTTTACCACAAACTAATTTACAAACAGGCTTGACACGTACGGAAAGTGCTTTACTATCACCAAGTGAACAGGTAATTGCAAGGAGAACGTAATGTCAAAAAAACCAATGAACATAAGCGAGGAAGCCGCTGTACAAATGCCGATGAAAACGGTTGCTAGTTTAATTTTACTCGTCGCAGCTGGCGTGTTCGCTTATACCGAGCTGACGGCAAGGTTGGTATCGTTGGAGACGTCGCGTGAGCTAATGCAAGCTGATCTCTTAAATGCGTCGGACCAGAAGCCGGTCGATCAGGAGCAATTTATGTTAATTGAAAGTTTATTTTCTGACGTGGAAAAATTAATTACAAATCAAGAACAGAATATGACTAACAAAGTCAATATAGAATTTTTAAAAACACAATTAGAAAAAGCTTTAGATGATGTCGAAGAATTAAAAGATAAAGTTAGACAAAATGGAGGTGCACATTGACAGAATTAGTAGTGGCTTTACTTATGATTATACAAGGAGAAATTAAGGAAGCGCGTATCCAGACAACAATGTCTGAATGTTTGAAAGGCGCTCGTGTTGCTAAACGTGGGTTAAAATCAAATAGCAATGTTAAGTATCAGTGTATAAAATCTATGGCGGAATTAGAGTCAAATATTGATGGATCTTTATCTATTAAAAAACTTATATTGGAATAATCATGACAAAACAAAACGCATTACAACGAATAGATTCACACGAAAAGTTATGCAGAATTATGCAGAAACAAACACACGAAAGAATTTCTAGAATAAAAAAACAAATTGATAGGATTGAAAGTATTTTATTAGTATCTGTAGGAGCATTGATTACAGGTATGTCATATGTTATATTTACTTTAGCAACAAAATAAAAGGTAGGAGGAAACATGCAGCTATCAAAACATTTTAAACTTGAAGAGATGACCAAGAGTATGACGGCCACTCGAAAAGGAATAGACAACTCACCTGGATCAGGTGACATTAAAAACTTAGAAAACGTATGCTACGAGATATTAGAACCAGCTCGTGCACATTTTGACCGCCCAATTACGGTGACCTCGGGCTACCGCAGCGAGGCGTTGTGTGAAGCGATCGGCAGCAAAAAAACGTCGCAACATGCTAAGGGCCAGGCGGTTGATTTTGAAATTGCAGGCGTACCAAACATTAAGATTGCTTACTGGCTACAAAACAACGTAGACTTTGATCAATTAATTTTAGAATTTTATAACCCTGATGATCCAGCAGGTGGCTGGGTACACGTGTCTTACAATGAACAGGGTGCTAATAGAAAACAAGTATTAACCTACGACGGAAAATCTTACGAGAACGGCCTTCCAGAGATGAAGTGGGAAGGAGGAAAAGTAAAAGGATGATAGACTTTATTAAAAAAATATTTGCTAAATTATTTGGTGTTAAAAAAGAAGAGAAAGATCCTCATCTAGAATTGTATGAGGAGGTACCTGAACCTGAAATCAAAGTTTTAGTGCCATGTGAGAATCATGGAACTTACGCTAACCGTTGCAAAAGTTGTAGAGAAGTCAATATATAAAATTTGCGCGCGCTACGCGTACGATCCTACGTTTTCATGGAGATATTTTAAACTCTAAACCAATAACTATTCCTTTATTACCGTTAGATTCTAAAGCTGGCGCAACAAACCAATTATTTTTTTTATATCTTAACATAGGGATTAAATTTGAATGTGTATAACCAGTGACTAAACCTAATTCAAAATTATTATGTTCTATTCCTATATAAGAAGATATTCTATGTTCACTATTATAGTAAATTCCAGAAATTAACTCATTTTTTTGACATCGAGCATGCGGGTGGTAACTATTATAATCTCCTTCTAAGCCTAAATGAAGAGAAGTTGCAAATAGTATAGATAAACAAGTGTTTATCATATCCAAGCTTTTAAATCTTCACCAAGAACCTGGGACGCTATATTAATTTTAGCACGAAGAGCCTTAACAATTTTTTCATCAACTGTATCTTCAGCAATAATATCAACATAAGTTACATTTTTCTTTTGACCAATTCTATGTGCTCTGTCCTCTGATTGTAATCTTTTTTCTAGATCATACCCATTAGAGTAGTAAATCACAGTATTGGCCGCAGTAAGAGTTATTCCATAGCCCCCGGTTTGTGGAGTTCCTACTAAAAATCTGCATTTTGGATCATTTTGAAATTTACGAATGTTATCTTGTCTTTTATCTTGTGGCGTGAGCCCATAATAGTCAACAATGGAACTTGGACCATGGACCTTAACAACTTCTTTAATTATATTATTTATATCAAATTGGTAATGTGCCCATATAATAGCTTTTCCTTCCATTTCAGATAATACATCCATTAATTCTGTAATTCTGTTATTAGCTATAGGCTGCGTGCTACCATCATCTGCGGTAAAATGACCACAAGTAATTTGATGTAATCTCATCAATTGAGTTAACACAGTCATAGTTGAAGTTACTTTACCATTTAAATGTGCAATGGCTTGTTCTTTCATTTGACTGTATATTTTTCTTTGATCAGTAGACAAAGAAATTTGTCTTTTAGTCCAATTTTTTTCTGGTAAATCTAAGCAATCTTCTTTTAATACCCTATAAGAAAATACCTTTAATAAATCAGACAATTCACCCAAATTTTTAAATTTATCTACTACTTGTATTGATCTTCCTCTTATATTTAAAGTTTTCATTTCTGCATATCTATTTCTAAAAGAATAATAAGAAGCAAAGTTCAATAACCACGGATCAAGGAACTCACATTGACTATATAAATCTAGTGGGTTTTTTGTAACAGGAGAGCCTGTCATTATTCTTTTATATTTAGCAAATTCTGAAAGTTTAATAATATTCTTTGTTCTTTTGGCAGATGGGTTTTTAATAGTTGTAGATTCATCTATTGCCATCATAGCTTTGTGAGAATTTAAAAACTTAAAAGCAAAATCTACACCTTTACCTGTAGATAAAGCTTCAACATTCATAACTAATACATGAAGAGCTGTTTCTATTTTAAATAAAGAATCTAATTTTTCTTGTTGACCTTTATTTATATTTGCCTGCCATAATACTGACACATTTTCAATATGATCTGGTAAATGAGTAGGTAATTCCTGCTCATACCAAGTTTTAATTACACCTTTAGGTGCAATAATTAAAACACTGTCTATTTTACCCTTATCGTAAAGCATAGCAGCATTATCTATTAATACCTTAGTTTTACCTGTACCCATTTCCATAAAATAGGCAAAAGTTTCTTTATTCCATGACTTTTCTAAAGCAGTCATTTGATGCTTATATGGTTTTGTCTTAAATTTATATTTCATAATTTTTCTTCTTTCTAGTTGACAATATAATCTTTAGCACCTATATTGTCAAGCATGAAAGAAAAAATAAAGTATGAGATACGAAGATATAAGTAATAAAATAAAAACAGATCCAATTGTTTATGTTATTCAAGAAATACCTGGAACACAAGCAGGCAATCCTAAAATAAATATTATAGGTGCTTCGCATTTTGGCAAAATGAAATTTTTGCTCCCGGAATTTTCTCAAATAATATTTTCTCCTGGTCCTTTAATTTTTAAATTAAGACAAAATTTAAAAAATTTTAAAGAAGGAGATTTTTTATTATTGACAGGTGACCCTGCTATAATTGGTGTTGCATGCTCTATAGTTTCTGACATTACAAATGGTAAATACAATCTATTAAAATGGGATAAACAAGAAAGAAAATATTATCCTATTGAAATTAACTTATACGAGAAAGGAGAAATTGATGATTGATTTTGAAAAAGACCAACAAAACACAATGAAGAAGACTGATAATATTCAGTCACTTGCAGATCAAGTTGAGAAGTTAGAAAAACTACAGTCTAGACTTGAACTACAAGAAGAAAATATCAAGAATACGAAAAAAGAATTAGATCGTTTATCTGGGGAGGTTATTCCAACCATGATGGCTGAGATGGGTTTATCTCATCTTAAACTTATGGATGGTTCTTCAGTAGACGTTAAGCCTTTTTATAGCGCAACTATTACAAATGCGAATAGAGAAAAGGCTCTCAACTGGCTTCGTAATAATGGACTAGGAGATATAATCAAAAATGAGATATCCGTATCTTTTGGTCGCAACGAAGAAAACAAGGCAGCTGATTATGCTTCCCTTGCACAAGAGCGTGGGTTTCAGCCGACACAAAAGATGAAGGTTGAACCCATGACTCTAAAAGCGTTAGTCCGTGAGCGTATTGAGGCAGGTAAAGACATGCCAACGGAACTTTTCAACATATTTGTTGGAAATAAAACTACAATAAAAAGGAAACAATAAACATGAACCAAGTAGCAGAAAAAAAAGAAGGAGCATTAGCAACGAATATATTTGAAGCTGATGCTGATAAAGGTGCTCAAAACATATCGCAAGAAGATCTTGCGTTGCCTTTCTTAAAAGTTTTGGGACAACTATCTCCAGAAGTAAATAAAAGAGATGGTAAATATGTCGAGGGCGCAGAACCCGGCAAAATAATAAATACTGTTTCTAATGAACTGTATAACGACATTAATGTCTTACCAGTTTTTTATAAAAGACAGTATGTAGAATGGCAAGATCGTGGACAAAGCACTGGTGCTCCAGTTGCAATTCACGAGGCAGACAGTGATATCATCAGTACAACTACTCGTGATAAATCTTTCAAAGATAGATTACCAAATGGTAACTATTTAGAAAACACTGCTAACCATTTTGTAATACTGTTAGGCAGTAGCCCAACAACAGCTTTGATTTCTATGAAAGCTACTCAATTAAAAGTGAGTAGAAAATGGAACTCAATGATGATGGGTATTAAGATGCAGGGTAAAAACGGATTATTTACTCCGCCAACATATAGCCACATTTTTAATCTAAAGACTGTTCAGATGTCTAATGACAAAGGAACATGGTTTGGATGGGATGTATCTAAAGTTGGTCCTGTAACTGACAAATCAATCTATGATATCGCTAAAAACTTTGCTGAAAGAGTAGGAAAAGGTGAAGTACAAGCGAAGCATGGTACAGAGGAAAACTCTAATACACCATACTAATCGAATCCTAGGTAGTGGGCGTCTAAGCGAGAGTGGATACGCCCACTTTTTAATATGATTGAAAAGTTTAAAAAAATATTTTCGGGATTAGAAGAAAGATTTGGATACCACGTTTTAGATTCTACCAATGGTGATGGTAAAAAATCTGGGGTATCTTTTACATCTTCTTATGCACATACAGATGAGATGTGGAAAGCTCATTTAGAAGGAATTAAATTTTCCGTAAAAACAAAAAATAAAACTATAGAGGCAGACAGTTTAGGGTTATGTCCAATAAAAAGTGATAGCACGTGTCTTTGGGGTGCTATAGATTTAGATGATTACAAACCAGACGTAAAAGAATTATTTAAAAAAATAAAAAGTATTAATGTACCGTTTATACCTTTTAAATCTAAAAGCGGAGGAATTCATTTATATATTTTTTTAACAGAACCTGTGAAAGCTTTATTATTAAGAGAAAAACTACATAGTATTAAAAATATATTTGGAGATTGTAAACCAGATAAAATTTTTCCTGTGCAAAAATATTTAAATTTAGATAAAGGTTCTGCAGGAAGTTGGATAAATTTACCTTATCATGATGCAAAGAAAACGGTACGGTATATGATAAAGGAGGATGGCAGTCCGGCCACAATTGAAGAGTTCTTTGAACACTACGAAAGAAATAAAGTAACTCCAGAAAAACTTAAAAAACTAAAATCAAACATAGACGAAGGCGACTCAGGAGATTGGTTCCAAGATGGACCACCTTGCATGCAAGCTCTTGCAAAATTTGGAATACAACGAAGTCAAAGGAATGAAGTTCTTTTGGATATGACAAGATATGTTAAGCAAAGATATCCTGAAGAATGGAAAAAGCAAACTCATAAATATAATGAAAAGTTTTTTGAACCTATTGGAAAAGGTATGGGATATGATGAAGTTGGAAACGTTATAGGATCAAGAGAGAAAAGAGATTATAAATATAGATGTGATCAAGATTGGTTAAAAACTTATTGTAATAGAGAAGAATGTATAAAAAGAAAATTTGGGGTAGGTGGAGGAGCCACAACCGAAGTTGTTTTAGGTCCTCTTTCTTTTGTTAAATCTACACCAAAGATGTGGTATCTTGGTTTTAATGGAGATGAAGTTAGACTTAACTCTAAAGAATTACTTAGGCAAGATTTAGCTAGAGAAGCAGCTACAGAACAAACTGGAAAAACTCCAAAGAAAACAAAAAATTGGGATGAACAAATTAGATTACTTCAAGAAAAAGCAACACCAATAGATGCTCCAGAAGAAAGTCAACCTAATGTTCAACTTAAATCTTATTTAGAAACATTTTGTTTTAATCTAAGACAAACTACTAAAAAGAAACAATTACTATTTAATAGACCTTATTTTGAAGAAGGAAAAGTAAGATTTATATTTAATGGTTTTTATAAGTATTTAAAAACTAATGATTGGTCTACAGGAGAAGATATTACACACCAAATGCTTAAGAAGATGAAAGGGGTTAGTAGAGAAAAATTTCATATAGAGGAAAATGTAAAAAAATGGGTTTATGTTTTAGATATAGAAGACTTTAAAAATAAAGAAATAGAACATGAAGATATTGATTTTGGTCAAGAAGAAAGCGCTCCATACTAATGGATAAATTTTATAAGCAAAGATATAAAATACTTGGAGGTCCAGGGTGTGGAAAAACCACTGAAATAATGAAAATTTTAAGTAATTATTTTAAAGCTGGTTTGCAACCAAGTCAAGTTTTAATGATTGGTTTTGCTAGAGCAACTAAGGATAGATTGCAAGAAAAAGTTATCAAAGATTTAAAATTTTCAGAAAAACAATCAGAAAGTATAAAAACTATTCACAAATATTGTTTTGATTTACTACCTGGGAAAGATGTTTTTAACTCTAGAGCAAAAAGAGAATTTAAAAAAAAATTAAAAACTGATCCAGACAACTGGGTTATGTTAGATACACCTAAAGACAAAGAGGATGAAGATTTTGCTATGTGGTCAGCCGAAGAAGACAAGAAATTACATGAGATATTTCAATTAATTGGTTTTGCAAGACACTCTAGGAAAAAATCTATAGAAGATATATTAAAATTTCACGGAGACCATAAAGATTATAAATTTGCTAAGATTCAACAATACGAAATTAAATATTGTTTTAAAAATTATAACAATTTTAAAAAACATAACAACATGATTGACTTTGAAGATATGTTAGAAGAAGTTTTAGTAGATAATATTATATTTCCGGAATACAAAGTAGTAATGATAGATGAGGTTCAAGACTTAACCCCTCTTGAATGGAAAGTTATATCTAAAATAGGTCGTAGAACTGAAGAGATGTATCTAGTTGGAGATGATGATCAAGCTATTTATGGTTGGAAAGGATCTAATGTAAAAATTTTTCAAAAATGGCCATGTAAAAAGGAAAATATACGAAGACTACCTAAAAGTTATAGGCTTCCTATTAAAGTATACAACTTAGCACAAGAAATAGTAGGAGATATAAACAATAGGTTAGGAAATGATTATAAACCAGCCAAAGATATTGAAGGTATTGTATCTTCTTTTTATAGCACTGAAGAAATGGATGGCATATTAAATGTAAACTCGAATGCAATTCTATGTGCGAGAGGGTGGCTTCAATGTAAACCTTATGTAAGATATTTAAAAGAAAGAGGACTGCTTTGGAAAGAAAAATCTAAAAGTCAAGAACATATGGGTTCTTTTGTGTCAAGCTTCCCTGACAAATACCAAAAAATACTAAAAAGTTGGAATATGTTGCAAAATGGACACGGTATTAAGGGAAAATATTTAATGGAAATTATTAAATATTTTAAAAGAGGTTTAGTTAGACACGGAAAAAAAGAAGCTCTTACTGATTTAAATACCTGCCCTGAAGAATTTAAAGATAAAAATATGTTTTTTAATTACAAAGATATGAAAGAAAAATATTTTATATTGGCTGATATAAATAAATCTTGGTTTAATGTATTTAATTTTAACACAACAAGAAAAAAAGATAAAAATCAACCTAACGCAATATTTGATGACGACGAGGATTTTAATAATTATTTAAAAGTGTGCTATGAAAATGATTCTACTTTATCTAAAACAGATATAATTGTATCTACTATTCATGGTGTTAAGGGAATGGAAAAAGATAAGGTTATTTTAAATAGTGATTGGGGATTTTCTTATAATAATTTTAGAAGTGGAATAGTTGAAAAAGAAGATGAAGAACTTAGAACTTGCTATGTTGGAGTAACTAGAGCTAAAGAAGAGCTTCATATAATGACCCTTGGACATAAAAATAATTTTGATTATTTAAGATGAGCGAAGAAGAATTTTATAGATTTATAATGAGAATGGAAAGAGAACTTTATGGAGAAGAAGATGAGTGATGAAATATATAAAAAACAAGTCGGTGGGACCCACTATAAATCTATGGCAATTCAACCTTCAGAATTTATTAACAGAAATAATATTCCGTTTGCAGAAGGCAACGCAATTAAATATTTATGTCGCCACAAACAAAAAAATCAAAAAGAAGATTTGTTAAAAGCAAAACATTATATTGACATGGCTATCGATAGAGACTATCCTGAAGAAGTGAAAGAAGAAATAAAAAAAACTAAAAATTTTTGGGGGATAATTGAGAAATAAGATTTTAACTATTCATGCTGAATGGTTAAAACAAAATGGATATCCACATGAAAATTGTATTAAACAATCTTATCCTGAAAATGATTTTAGAGATAAAAAAGGTAAAAAAAGATTAATTAGAAACAAACAAGGGAGATTTATAAAATTATGATACAGAGACCTTTATTTTCGCCACAAGTTGAATGGACACCACCGGAGGAATTTCCAGATTTATCAAAGTATGATGAAATAGCAATAGACTTTGAAACAAAAGATCCAGATTTAAAAACAAAAGGATCAGCTTCCGTAAGAGGTATAGGAGATGTTGTAGGTATAGCGGTAGCGGTTAAGGACTTTTGTGGTTATTATCCAATTGCTCATGAAACAGGGCCCAATATGAATCGTAAACAGGTTCTAGGTTGGTTTGCAGATGTACTAAAAACTCCTGCAGATAAAATATTTCACAACGCCATGTATGATATATTATGGATTAAAAGATTAGGGCTCACGGTCCACGGAACAGTGGTAGATACAATGACAGTGGCTTCACTTGTTAATGAAAATAGATTTAGATATGATTTAAATTCAGTTGGAGCAGAATATACAGGGATGACTAAAAATGAATCTGCTTTAAATGCTGCAGCCAAAGAATGGGGACTAGACCCTAAAGCTGAAATGTACAAATTGCCAGCGATGTACGTTGGAGAATATGCTGAAAAAGATGCTGAGTTGACATTGGCGTTATGGCAAGAGTTAAAAAAAGAAATAGAGCATCAAGAACTTCATTCAATTGTCTCATTAGAACAAAGGGTTTTCCCTTGCCTAGTAGATATGAAATGGAAAGGTGTTAGAGTAAATTTAAACCAACTAGAAATTTTAGAAAAAAAATTAAAAACAACTTATTCTGATTGTGTTGAAAGAGTTAAAAAAGCAACAGGTATTTTTCCAGAAATATGGGCAGCAAAAAGTATTGCTAAAGTTTGTGATGAATTAGGAATTAAATATGAAAGAACAGAGAAAACAAATGCTCCCTCTTTTACTAAAAATTATTTATCTAAACATAAAAATCCTGTTATTAGAAGTATTGCTGCTGCAAGGCAGGCTGACAAATTAAGAAATACTTTTTTAGAATCTATAAAAAATTATGTTGTTAATGGTAGAATACATGCTGATATTCACCAATTAAAAGGTGACCAAGGAGGAACGGTAACTGGTAGATTAAGTTATTCACATCCTAATTTACAACAACTGCCTAACTACACTAATATAGGTATGGGAATAAGGTCTATATTTATACCTGAGGAAGGTTGTGAATGGGGTTGTTTTGACTACTCACAACAAGAGCCAAGACTGGTAGTACATTTTGCTTTAAGAACACCTGGTATTACAGGGGTAAGTGAGATTGCTGAAAAATATCATAAAGGTGTGGAAAAAACATTACACAAAAATTTAAAAATACGTAAAGATCAAGACTTTCATCAAATAGTTGCTGACATTGCAGACATTGATAGAAGTGATGCAAAAACAATTAATCTTGGTTTATTTTATGGAATGGGTCAAGCAAAGCTACAAGCACAATTAGGTATAAATGATGAAAATGAAGCTAAAGAATTATTAGCAAGATATCACCGTAGCGTTCCTTTTGTTAAACAATTAATTAAAAGCGTCATGGATAGAGCCCAAAGAAAAGGAAGAGTAAGAACTTTATTGGGAAGAGCATGCAGGTTTGATATGTGGGAACCAAATCAATTTGGTATGCATAAACCCCTTACATTTCAGCAAGCTTGTGATGAGATTGGTATAGGAAATATTAAAAGAGCTTTTACCTATAAAGCTTTAAATAAACTTATACAAGGATCTGCTGCTGACATGACAAAGCAAGCAATGGTTAATTTATACGAAGAAGGTATCACTCCAATGATTCAACTACATGATGAATTAGATATTTCAGTTAAGGATGAGGCTCAAAGTAAAAAAATTATAGACATAATGGAAAATGCAGTGCCCCTTGAAATACCTAATAAAGTAGACTATGAAAATGGATCAAATTGGGGTAGTATAGATAAAGAAAATGAAGTAAATGAAAACTTCTTTTAAAAACGGAGGGAACTATGGAAAAAGTTACAAAAGCAGTTAAGGAAATATGGAACTTAGCTATAAGCAACAAGAAGGCTACAATTGTAGCTATAGTTGCTATAATTGTAGTAGTACATTTAGTTACTAACTAATATGTCTTATGGCCTATTTAAATGCAAATATCCCTGTGATGTATTCACAGATCAGGAGAGAATATCTCTATGATCTTAAAGATCATTATGGAGAAGTTGAAGATTGTATTATATTTGGCCTGGCAAGCATTACAGGACGTCCTATATTATTCCATGCTATTATGGAAAATGGTGCAATATTTTACCGCTTACCAATTAGCGCGTTTATTCAACGGGGTTTCGAAGTCAAAGACGTACCACGAAGACGACTTGATGAACTTCAGCTTTGGAATTGTTTTAGCTATTATCCTGCTATTACTTCTTATGATATTCTAGACGGCCAATCTGGCAAATATTTTGGAAAAGATAAGAAATTACACCCTGGGGCGTACCTTTTTACAGTTGACTGGGCGCACCCAGAGAGTAATATAGTAGACACTGATCATTCAGAAATTTCGCACGAACATAAATGCGCACACATTTTCGCTCTAGAAGATGGAAATTATGCAGCACAACCAAACAATAGAATCCTTTGGGATATACCATCTTTTACAGTTAAAGATGAAATACCTGATTGGAAAGTGCAAACTTCAGAGTGGAATGTGGAAGACACTCGTAAATGGAAAACGGAAGATACCGATAGGTTCTTTTATAACATTGAGGAAAAAAAAGATGAGTAAATGTTCAAAATGTTGTCATGACTGTCATTGCGATGGAGATCTGCACGCAGATGAGTACGGCATTTGCACTTGTGAAAATTGTGAATGTAAATCTAAAGCAGAAGATAAAAGTTATGAGGATGAAGTAAAATATGATGGGTAGGATTATGAATTATTATTTTACAGGTATATTAGTTGTTTTATTATGTTTGTTAGCATGGATAGGACCAGCTTATCCAGGTTCAACACAGACAAATACTTCAGGCTCTAATACAGCAATTGAAGGCGGTTATACTTCAACTGCTACAACTACTTATGAATCAGGTTCTACAAGCACATCTACTACAACAAACACAACAAATTCAGATATAAAATCTGCACCACCATCAGCCGCGGCGCCTTCATATAATAGTATGACCCAGGATGTTTGTGCCGTAGGAGCTTCCGCAGGTATACAAACATTTGGTGTAGGTGTATCTGGGGGTAAACATTTTATAGATGAAAATTGTGAAAGATTAAAATTGGCTAGAATATTAAATGACTTTGGAATGAAAGTAGCAGCAGTAGCTATACTTTGTCAAGACGAAAGAGTATTTGAATCTATGATTCAAGCAGGCACTCCTTGTCCTATTGATGGTAAAATTGGTAAAGATGCTTTAGCATTATGGACTAAGTATGAACAGGAAAGACCTGATTATGATGTGTATGTTAAACGTATGAAAAAAAGAGAAAAGAAAAACAAAGAAATTGAAGCACAAACTCAAAAAGAATTTGAAGAAGCAGAAGCTGCTGCAATGGAACAAAAACTTTTAGAAGAAGCTAAAAAAAATAAGAAACTAAAAGATAACATAGATCTTAAAAACAATAAATGATTTGGTTAACGATAATGATAATAGGAGCGGGATATGCGATTTATCGTATTAATAAGTTTGCTGATGATGTCAATCCTTACAACTTCAGCAGAAGAGATAACGACAGGTAATTTACTTCCCAATGCAGGAGATGGAGTAGACTGGAATTCCAGTTCTACAGATCAAATTAATCCTGGAAGCTCTGGTTATGTTTCTAATGGCTCTGATTTAAATGGTTTTACCGTTACTTGTCCAACTTCTCAATCTAATTGTGGTTATAAACACAACGTAGGTGGAGATTTTGAAGTTACGGGTACAGCTACATTATCTAAAGACAACATTGCTTTAACTAACAACACTCGTACTCAAGAAATGTTAGACAATGGTATTACTCTTAACAATTATATAGACATTGCAAACTGTGACCACGAAGCTGGGAACTGTGAAGGAGATAGTGGAAATACAGATTCTCATACAATTACAATTAAATTAAAAGATTCAAGTGGTGTAGTACTATCTACAACAACTCAAACAAGAATAGATATAGATGGTTTTAAAGGAAACTGTAATGGTTATCCAACATCTTCTTCTGCGGGTGTGTCAGCTAATTGTGGTCAATACAACGATAAAGTTATTTATAATAACCATGGATCTAACAAAGTAGATTGGTCCTGGAGTGGTACTGATAATAATACAGGTACAGCAAGTAGGGGTGGACCAAATTTATTAGGTGCAAAACTTACAATGACCTATGATAATACTGTATTAGACACAGAAACTTCAACAGCTTTAGATAATGTTGAAGAAGATTTAGGTGATTTAAACGAGCAAGTATTTGATGACGTACAAGAATTCTTTTTTGAAGAAGAAACTTTTACTTTTAATGAAGAACCTCAATTTGAAATGGAAATGCCAATGGAAATGGAAACATTTGCATTTACGGAAGAGTTTATTGAAGAATTTTTTATGGAAATGGAAGAAGAATTTTTTACAGAAGAAAACATGTCATTTGAAGATGGCCCAATGATTGTATTTGCAGATGAAGAAATGATGGAGGAAATTTATGAAGAATCAAACGAAATCGTTGCAACATTCTTACCGGTGGTTTCTGAAGAAGAGAAATTTTCATCAGAGGAATCATTCGTTAAATCAGATGGACCCATATTTATGGAATCAACCGAGGACGGAGAAGGATTTAGTACAGAGACATTTAAAGAAGAAGAAATGATAAAAGAAGAACCACAAATGATAAAAGAAACATTTAAAGAAGAAGAAGTAGTAGAAGAAAAAACTACTGAAATGGAAAAAGAAGAAGTAATAGAAGAAGAAAATACTGAAATGACTAAAGAAGAAGCTGTTGAAAAAGAACCTACTAAAATGGTAAAAGCAACTAATGAAGAAAAAAAAGAAGAAGTTAAAGAAGAGAAACCTACTAGCGAAGCTCCTAAGAAGTCCACTGTTCAAACTAAGAAGCTTACCAAACAAGAAAAAATACAACAGAAAAAAGCTATTGTTAAAAATCTTGCCAGAATAATGGATAAAGTTGACAAGGATATTAAAGATATTTCTAAAAATTTAGCTGTTAAAAATATAATAAAAATGGAAGCAATGACAAGTGAACAAGCGTCATTAAATACATATTCAAATACACAGTTTTATAAGCCAAAAAACATATATTTAGAGCAATTACCTATATTTGACAGTAGATTAATATATGCAGATAAGAGCCTTGCAACTTACATTCAAAATGATAAGATGGAAATCAAAGCAAGAAAACTTGGAGAACTTAATCTTAAGAAGCAACAGCTTTTGTATGAATTGGAGATGTTAAAAAATGGGCAAACTTAAAGATCAACTCGCAGGAATAGCAGCTTTGATTGCAGCCATTGTTGCAATCGGTGGCGGTTTTGTTAAATATGGCGAAATTGTGACTAAACTAGATGCAATAGAAGGTGCAAGTGGTGGTAAAGATTGGTCTGCAGAAATAGCTGTATTAGAAGAAAAAGTTAATGCATTAGAAAATGTAGATACATCACACAGTCATAAATTAGTAGAACATGAGCATGATGATGAGCATGGTCACACAGAATATTTAATTAATAAAAAAGAAATTGAATTATTAAAAGTTCAAATAGAAGAGATTAAGGTTAAAGCTACCAATCCACTAGCAAACTAAAATGGCACTAAAAATTTCAGAACAAGCGGCAGTGCAAATGCCAATGAAGACGGTAGCGTCCCTAATCGCGCTGGTTGCGATTGGAACCTGGGCTTACTTTGGTGTAATTGAGACGCAAAACAGACTTCAAACTCAGGTTGAATTAATGTCTAAAGATTTAATTGAGAACACAGAGTTTAGAATCAAATGGCCGCGGGGCCAACTTGGGTCGCTTCCCGCAGATTCCGAGCAATTTATGATGATCGAGGATTTATATAAGACCACCGATAAGTTAAATGCACACATAGAATCTATGGCGTTGAACAAAGTTAATATAGAATTTTTAACAAAACAAATGGACAAAGTTTTAACTGATATAGAAAAATTAAAAGATGCATCTAGAGAGATGAAATATACAAATGGAGGTCATCAATGATAGAGACAGTGGTCGCCCTTCTTATGTTCGTAGGAGCAGAAATTAAGGAACACAGAATACAGCCAGATGGAATGGCCCAATGCTTACGCGGAAAAAGACACGCAGAGAGACAATACTCACCAAATGTAACTTACAAATGCATTAAGAGTAAGGCTGAAACTGAAATTTACATGGGTGAAAAGTCTATTAAAAAATTAATATTAGAGTAAGGGGAAAATATGCAATTAAGTAAACACTTTAAACTTGAAGAAATGACTAAGTCAATGACCGCAACGCGGAAAAACATTGATAATTCGCCTGGATCAGGTGACATTAAAAATTTAGAAAATGTATGCTACGAAATATTAGAACCAGCTCGTGCACACTTTGACAAACCAATTACAATTACCAGCGGGTATCGTAGTGAGGCGTTGTGTGAAGCGATCGGCAGCAAAAAGACGTCGCAGCATGCAAAAGGCCAGGCGGTTGACTTTGAAATAGCAGGGGTACCAAATATTAAGATTGCTTACTGGCTACAAAATAACGTTGATTTTGATCAACTTATACTAGAATTTTATAACCCAGACGATCCAGCA